CAAAGGGTTATAACTAATAAACTTAATATTAAGGAGAACTAAAATATGGCTTTTCAAGTATCACCAGGTGTTCTCGTTACTGAAAAGGATCTTACTAATGTCATTCCTGCTGTCTCAACATCAGCGGGTGGTATAGTAATTAATGCAGAAAAAGGACCAGTAGATGAAGTTACTACGATTTCATCTGAATCTGAGTTGGTTGATATATTTGGGAAACCAAATGCAAACAACTTTGAAGAATGGTTTTGTGCTGCTAACTTTTTGGGATACGGAAATAATCTGAAGGTAGTAAGACCAATTACTGGCATGTTAAATGCTGTGTCAACTGGTAGTGCTGTCTTAATAAAAAATACGACTGAATATCTTGGAACTTATTATTCTGAAACTGGCGCTGGTCAAGTATCTAATATAGGAACTTGGGCTGCAAGAGAACCTGGAACACTAGGAAACAATTTAAAAATTTCTTTATGTTCTAATTCAACTGCATTTGGACCACACTCAATGAGTGGTAATCTAGTTGCTGACGCTTCTGCTGCTATCGGAGATACAACAATTTCTGTTGATGATGGTAGTTTAATGCAAGTTGGCGACATACTAGAATTTGGAGACGCAACTAGTGTGCCTTCAGCTGATGGTGCACCTTCAGGACATTATTACAAGATAACTGCAATATCAACAAACTTATTAACAATCGCAAGATTTAATGTTGCCACTGGTAAAACAGAAACAGGCGGATTAAGACACGCTGTTGTTGATAACGCTAAAGTCCTAAGACATTGGGAATTTTACTTTCAATTTGATGGACCACCAACAACAACTGATGATGTATCAGCTGCAGGCGGTTCACTAGATGAAATGCATATTGCCGTGATTGACGAAGATGGCGGAATTACAGGAACTGCAGGCGAAATAATAGAAACTTTTGCTGGTGTTTCACAGGCAAATGACGCTAAGGATGCTTCAGGTAATTCAAACTACTATCCAGATGTAATTTACAGAACAAGTAGCTTCATCTATTGGGTAGACCACATCGCTACTTTAACAGACGGTTCTGCTAAAAAAGGCACAACTTTTGATAATACAGTCGGCGATGCTTTTGTAGTATCTAATACTTCACTTACTGGTGGAACAGATGACTTTGTTGCTACTAATGCTGAGATTGCAACTGCATATGAAAAATTTAATGACACAGAAAATGTGGATTTATCTTTATTAATTTGTGGACCTTCACAGACAGGTGCTGACGCTACAGGCGACACAAAAGCAACTGCTGTTATGGATATCGCAACTGCAAGAAAAGATTGTGTGGCATTTATATCACCTGCGAGAGCAGATGTTGTTGATGTTGCAAACGCTGTTACACAAACACAAAATGTTGTAGCATTTGCTGATGGTTTACCATCATCAAGTTATGCTGTCATTGATAGTGGTTACAAATATATGTATGACAAATACTCTGATATATTCAGATTTGTACCATTAAACGGTGACATCGCTGGACTTTGTGCAAGAACAGATAACATCGCTGATCCTTTCTTCTCACCCGCTGGATTTAACAGAGGGCAGATTAGAGGTGCAGTAAAATTAGCATTCAATCCAAACCAAACTCAAAGAGATGAATTATACAAATCAAGGGTAAATCCTGTTGTATCATTCCCAGGGCAAGGTACGATATTGTTTGGCGATAAAACTGCTCAATCTAAACCAAGTGCTTTCGATAGAATTAATGTAAGAAGATTATTCATTACTCTAGAAAAAGCAGTATCTACTGCTGCTAAGTTCCAACTCTTTGAGTTTAATGATGAATTTACAAGAGCTCAATTTAGAAATCTTGTAGAACCATTCTTGAGAGATGTACAAGGCAGACGAGGTATTACGGACTTTAGTGTTGTTTGTGATGATTCAAATAATACTGGAGATGTTATTGATAGAAACGAATTTAGGGCTGACATTTTTGTTAAACCTGCTCGTTCTATTAACTTCATTCAACTTAACTTTATTGCTACAAGAACAGGCGTTGCCTTTTCAGAAGTAGCAGGCGCATAGGAGGGATAAAAAATGGCAAATATTAATGACTTTAAAGCCCGACTAAAAGGCGGTGGTGCAAGAGCCAATCAGTTCAAGGTAACTTTACCTTTTCCTGGTTACTCAGCAGTTGGTGGAGAAACGGCCGACTTAGCATTCTTATGTAATGCTACATCAATACCTGGGCAAAATCTTGGTACTGTTCCTGTAAATTTCAGAGGCAGAATACTAAATCTTGTCGGTGATAGAACATTTAATCCATGGTCTATTACAGTACTAAATGATACAGACTTTAAAATATACAGAGGTCTAGAAAGATGGATGAACGGTATGAATAACATGACTGATAACGAGGGGTTAACAAATCCTTCAGATTATCAAGTTGATATATTCATTGACCATTTAGACAGAAACGGAAGTACTCTTAAATCTTATACTTTAAGAGGTGCATTCCCAACTGCTCTAGATGATATCGCACTTAACTATGGCACGAATAATGCTATCGAGGAGTTCGGTTGTTCATTTACATATCAGTATTTTGAAACAGATACTACTACATAATAAACAAATAAGTTATAAAGGAAAATTATAATATGGTACAATTACTTGGCTTCCAAATAACAAGACAAACTGACGATAAGGATAAACCGGCGGAGGCCAAACAGGCCTTCACGGTTCCTTCTCCTGATGACGGTACAACTACTATATCTGCTGGCGGTTACTTTGGCCAATACTTGGATATGGAAGTTACTGCCAAGAATGATGTCGATTTAATTAAAAGATATAGAGAAGTTGCTCAACACCCAGAGTGTGATATGGCAATTGAAGATATCATCAATGAGGTTATTGTTTCAGATGACAGAGACCAATCTGTTACAATATCGCTAGATAAGTTAGCAGTCTCAGAGAGTATTAAAGGCAAAATTCGTAATGAGTTTGACGAAGTTATGAGCCTACTTAACTTTGACGAAAAAGGTCACGATATATTTAAAAGATTTTATGTTGATGGTAGAATATACTTTCATAAAGTCATAGACCCAAATAGTCCACGAAAAGGCTTAACAGAATTACGATATATAGACCCACGAAAAATTAAAAAGGTTCGTGAGGTTACAAAGAAAAGAGATTCAAAAGGTAAAGGCGTTGAGATTATAGAAAAAACAGCAGAATGGTTTGTCTATAATGAAAAAGGAATATCATCAGCAAACTCAAATGCTGGTGTTAAAATTTCTGCTGACTCAATATCTTATATCACATCAGGCGTAATAGACCAAACCAAGAATATGGTTATGGGTCATTTACATAAAGCAATTAAACCTGTCAATCAATTAAGAATGATTGAGGATGCTGTTGTTATTTACAGAATAGTAAGAGCACCTGAAAGAAGAATATTCTATGTTGATGTAGGTAATCTACCAAAAGTAAAAGCAGAATCTTATTTGAGAGATGTTATGGCAAGATATAGAAACAAACTTGTCTATGACGCTGCTACAGGTGAGATTAGAGACGACAGAAAACATATGTCTATGCTTGAAGATTTTTGGTTACCTCGTAGAGAAGGTGCAAAAGGTACCGAAGTTCAAACACTTGCAGGTGGACAAAATCTTGGCGAGATTTCAGATGTACAATACTTTCAAAAGAAATTGTATAAATCTTTGAATGTACCTATTTCTAGAATGGAATCAGAAAATGGTTTTAATCTAGGTAGAGCCGCAGAGATTACAAGAGACGAACTTAAATTTACTAAGTTTGTTCAAAGATTAAGAAAAAGATTTACTCAACTATTTCATGATGTACTTAAAACACAATTAGTTTTAAAAGGTATTATTACAATAGAAGATTGGAGTACTTTAAAAGAACATATACAGTATGATTATTTAAAAGATGGATATTTTTCTGAATTAAAGACTGCTGAGATATTAAGAGAAAGACTTAATCTTGCAAATGAAGTTAGTCCATACATTGGTAAATATTTTTCTGTTGAATATATCAGAAAAAATGTATTAAGACAAAGTGATGAAGATATCATTGAGATTGATAGTCAGATTCGAAATGAAATTAAACAAGGTATTATTGCAAATCCAGAAGGCGCACAAATGGAAGATGATGATGATACTGATATAAATATAGGAGATAATTAATTATGACAGATGATAATGTAAAAGCAATGGTTGACTCTCTTGCAGACGGCGATAATATCGCAGCTCAAGACGCATTTAAAACTGCTTTATCTGATAAGATAGGTAGTGCTTTAGATGATAAAAGAATGACAGTTGCAAATGATTGGTTGAACGCAGCTCACGAAACAGAAGATTTAGATAATAATACTGTATTGAGTGGCTCTGGTCAAGAAGCGGAACCTGCCGAACAAGAAACGCAAGAACCTGCTGAAGAACCTGTTGAGATAGACAATGACGAGGAACCAAATGAACAGCCTGTCGTTTCAGAAGTTTAAAGGACAATTATCTGAACGAAGGTATGGTGGACCTGAAAAAGGTAAGGAGTATAAAAATTTATCTCCGAAGATGAAGGCTGCTGTAGATGATGTTTATAGTATGATTGATAAGACCTCTGACCCTCTTATAGGAAAAGTTGAAGGTATTATTAGTCAAGTGGCTAAAAAACATGGAATTAATGTATCAAGTATAGAAAGATACATTGATACTGAAATAATAAAGTAAAGGAAATAAAAAATGGCAATTGCAACAAGAACGCTCAGAGATACAGTAGTAGAAGCTTCTGGTGGTGCGTCAGGTGGTAAAGTTACTGTTCTAGTAAACATGGATGATAACACTACTGCTAACTCAAACATATTAGACGCAAGTGGTTTATCAGGACACGCTAATGGGGCAAAATTAGATATCACTAGAATATGGTGGTCTTTAGTACAAGGTACTGCTGATGACAATACAGGTCATGTACAAATACAATTTAAAGGTGCTTCATCAGATACTATAGCAATTCAACTTGCTGGTACAGGACACTATGATGGTACTGCTGGTAAGATTACGAATAACGCAACGAATACAACAGCGACATCAGGAGATTTAGAGTTAACCGCTCTTGGAACTTCTGGTAGTGTTATTATCGAATTAAGAAAAGACGAATCATTTACTGCATAGTAGATAGGATTTTCTATGGCGATTACGAATACAGCTATTGTTGATACCACTTCGAAGTATATTGTACAGTCGAAGGGTATCAAGGATGAAACAGACCAGATAGTAGTTGACGCTGAAAAATTGAGTAGTGGCACAAACGAATCAAAAGTATGTTTGATTGAGTGTCATTTTCAAATAAAAGGCACAGGTACTTTAAAGTTAAGTGCTGAAAGTGAAACAAATGATTTGAGTTTTACTGGAAATGGTAAGTATGGTTTACGACCTGACCAGTTAAAATTTGGGGATGATAAAATAATAAAATTAACAACTGACTCTAATGTTGAGAGTTATTTGTTGATTACAGAGTTTAGGAGAAAATAATATGGCAGATGTAGTTACATCACAAACGATAGCAGACACCGTTGGTGTTAAAACTGTTATGAAGTTTACAAATATAAGCGATGGTTCAGGTGAGACACTTGTAACTAAAATGGATGCTAGTGCTTTAAATTTTTTGTCAGAGGATGCAAACAGAGTTATCTCAAAAATATATTGGGCAGTCAATACAACAAACGGTAAATCTGGAGTAGAATTATTATGGGCAGGTAGTGGAACAAGTTCCGCTAATGCAACAATAGGATTTTTCTCTGGTCGTGGGTTTCATGATTACTTTACTGCTGGTAATAGTATTCCTAATAACGCAACATTGACAGCGAATACATCTCCTGCAGGCGATATATTATTATCAACTAAAGGTTTTGTTGCAGGTGATAACTATACAATTATTTTAGAAGTGAGATAATGGCAAAAAAGAAGAAAGATTATTCAAAAGCAATTCTAGAAAGAATTGTTGGAACAAAATCTAAGACTTATCTTGCAGATGAATTTAGAAAAGCATTTGCAGAAAAGTATGGAATAAAAAAAGAAGAAATGAAAAGAGAAGTTGTAAATAAAATTTATAACAATAAAGAAAAGGTGGAGAAATGAAACTAATTACAGAAACAATTGAAGATATCGAAGTACTGACTGAAGCGACATCAAATGGTGGTAAGCAGTATAAGATAAAAGGTGTCTTTATGCAGGCTGATATCAAAAACCGTAATGGTAGAGTTTATCCTGTACAGACTTTAGCAAATGAAGTTGCTAGATACACAAAAGAATTTATAAACAAGAAGCGTGCTTTCGGTGAACTTGGACATCCAGACGGACCAACAGTTAACCTTGAAAGAGTTTCACACATGATTACTAGTCTTAAACCAGAAGGTAAAAACTTTATAGGTGAGGCTAAGATAATGGATACTCCTTACGGTAAAATTGTCAAGAATTTAATTGACGAGGGCGCACAGTTAGGTGTATCATCAAGAGGTATGGGATCTATTCAATCAATGCAAGGAAAAAACATTGTAGGAAAAGACTTTTATCTTGCGACTGCAGCTGATATAGTTGCAGACCCATCAGCACCTGACGCTTTCGTAGAAGGTATAATGGAAGGTAAAGAATGGGTATGGGACAACGGCATATTGAAAAGTATGGAAGTTGAACAATACAAGGAAGAGATTGAAAAAACTAAACGCAAAGAACTTGCCGAAGTAAAAGCAAATATCTTCAAAGACTTTATATCTAAGTTTTAAAACCTACGCAGCTTATTTAAAAAGCGTAGGGTTTAAGATGGTAAGATGTATAAATAATAGTAATAAGAAAAATTAATTAATTTTTAAATATTAAGGAGAGACCGAATGTCTGAAACCGAAGTAAAAAAAGAGTTAGACGAAGTGGTGAATGCTGCAAATAAAGACGCAGCTCCTGCTGAACCTGGCCACCTTAAAAATGACGCAGAGGATCTTGGTGCTCCAGTTGTAAAAGCAACTGACAGTAACCCAGACGCTACGAAAAAGGTATCTAAAGTATCGGACCAGGTTAATAAGGATGCGAAAGACGGATCTTTACCAAAAGACCAAAAACCATCTGGCATGAAAGAGGAAGAAGTAGAAGTAAAAGACGGTGTAGAAACTGTTGCTGAAACTGCTACTGAAACTGAAATGAATATTGACCTATCTGATGATGTTAAGGCATTAGTTTCAACAGACGCTGACCTATCCGAGGAATTCAAGGAAAAGGCTGCGACTATTTTTGAAACTGCTGTTAAAACAAGAATACAAGAACAGGTTAAAGTACTAGAGTCTCAGTATGAAGAAAAACTTTCAAAAGAAACTGAAACAGTAAAAGAAGCTATGGTGTCAAAAGTTGACTCATATCTAAACTATGTTGTTGAAGAATGGATGAAAGAAAATGAATTAGCAGTAGAGAGAGGTATTCGTACCGAGATTGCTGAAGATTTCATCACTGGACTTAAATCTTTATTTAAAGAACATTATATTGATGTTCCTGAAGAAAAGTACAATGTACTTGAGGACTTAACAAATCAATCAAAAGATTTAGAAGCTAAACTTAACGAACAGATTGAAAAGAATGTAAATCTGTCAAAAGAAGTTTCTGAATTCCATAAGAAACAAGCAATCTTAGAAGTAACTGCTGATTTAGCAGAAACAGAAAAAGAAAAGTTTGTTTCTATGGCTGAAAATGTTGAGTACGATAGTGCTGAAAAGTTTAGAGAGAAGCTAGAAACTATTAAAGAATCTTACTTCCCTAAAAGCAAAATAGAAGAAGCCGCGTCTAAAGACGAAGTTGATTCTGTGGCGGCGAATGAGCCAGCTGTTGAAGCTAGTTCGGATGCTATGGCTGCATATACAGCCGCAATAACTAAAAACCTTAAGGCTTTATAGTCTTGATGTTTTTTAAATGTAAATAATAAAAAGGAGAGATAAAAATGTATCTTACTGAAAACTTACAGGAAAAGTGGCAGCCAGTCCTAGAACATCCAGATTTGCCAAAAATCGAAGATGCTTATAAAAGAGCTGTAACTACTGTGATTTTAGAAAACCAAGAGAAATCAGTTAGGGAAGACCGAAGCTTTATGGCTGAGGCTGCACCTGCAAACGCAACTGGTTCATCTGTTGATAACTGGGATCCAGTACTAATATCATTAGTTAGAAGAGCTATGCCAAATCTTATCGCATACGATATTTGTGGCGTACAACCAATGAGTGGTCCAACAGGATTAATCTTTGCTATGAAATCAAGATTCGGTTCACAGGCTGGTGCAGAAGCACTATTCAATGAAGCAGATTCAGATTTCTCTGCTAGAGACGCTGCTGGCGATACAGGTTCACCTGACGCTCAAGCGGGTACTAACCCTGCAACATTAAACGACTCACCATCAGCTGGTACTTATACTACTGGTTCTGGTATGTCAACTGCACAAGCAGAAACACTTGGTGACGGATCAGATGAGTTTGCTGAAATGGCTTTCTCAATCGACAAAGTAACTGTTACTGCAAAATCTAGAGCTCTAAAAGCAGAGTATACTATGGAACTTGCTCAAGACTTAAAAGCAATCCACGGTCTAGACGCTGAAACAGAACTTGCAAACATCCTTTCAAGTGAAATTCTTGCTGAAATCAACAGAGAAGTAGTAAGAACTATTTACTCACACGCAAAAGCGGGTGCTCAAGTAAATACAACTACTGCTGGTATCTTTGATTTAGATACAGACTCAAATGGTCGTTGGTCAGTTGAGAAGTTTAAAGGGTTGTTATATCAACTAGAAAGAGACGCTAACGCTATCGGTCAACAAACAAGAAGAGGTAAAGGGAACATTATTATTTGTTCTGCTGATGTTGCTTCTGCTTTGCAAATGGCTGGTGTTTTAGATTACGCTCCTGCGTTAAACTCTAACTTAAATGTTGATGACACAGGTAATACTTTTGCTGGTGTACTAAACGGTAAATTCAAAGTATATGTTGATCCATATGCAGCGAACATATCTGCTAGTCAGTACTATGTAATTGGTTACAAAGGAACTTCACCTTACGATTCTGGTTTGTTCTATTGCCCATATGTTCCACTACAAATGGTGAGAGCAGTTGGTCAAGACAGTTTCCAACCAAAAATTGGATTCAAAACTAGATACGGAATGGTTCAAAATCCTTTCGCACACTCTGGTGGAGATGGCGCATTAGATAACTCTGGTGCTGTTGCTTCTGCAAGTCAAAACTTATACTACAGACGAGTTAAAGTTACAAACATTATGTAATTTCGATTCCTCTCGAAAAATAGAAAAAGGGGCTTCGGCCCCTTTTTTTAAGCCTTTCTTGGAAAAAAGATTGTCATAGCCGCCGCCTAGGTCGGAAAAGAGACCACGGTCATATGATAGTACCCCCCTAAAAACTATTATAAATAGTAGTATGACAACAACAAATGTAATTCAAAGAGAACCTTCTAAAAGTGATTATGCTAGTCCTATTCAGTTTAGGTTCAAGTGTACCAAACTTCCAACAGTAGAGTTTTTTGTACAGAGTGCTAATATACCTGGTATCAGTCTAGGTTCAGCAACACAAACTAATCCTTTGTATGATATACCTCTGCCTGGTGATAAGATAACTTATGCTTCTCTTGATATGTCATTTCTTGTTGATGAAAATTTAAACAACTATAAAGAGATACATGACTGGATACTTGGTTTAGGATTTCCTAGTAACAATCAGCAGTTTCAAGATTTACAATCTGCTGGTAGTGATAGATTTCCTGGTTCTTCTAGAAGTACAGCTGCAACTGGCACCTCTACACCACAACCTTTGAATGAAGGTGGTATATATTCAGACGCAATACTCACAGTTTTAAATAGTAAGAATATTGCTAAAACAGAAATAAGATTTCAAAATGTTTATCCAACATCTTTGGGTGGTTTAAATTATGATGTAAGACAAACTGATGTAGATTATTTAAATGCTTCGGTTAGTTTTAATTATATGAATTATGATATAGTACAAATATCTACTTCATAGTAGTAAAAATATAGGATGATATATAATGACGACAGCGTTTTGTTTTGGTAATGGCAATTCTCGTAAAAGTCTAAATCTAGACGATTTCAAAAAACACGGAACAGTAATAGGTTGTAACGCAATCTATCGTGATTTCACACCAGATATTGTTGTGGGATTAGATTCAAGAATAGGTCACGAAATATATCGGTCAGGATATGCACATAAACATACTTGTTATTTAGGATACTGGACACCTGTTCCGATATTTGTTGCAAAAGAAATGTTAAAAACTATGGCAGATAAAACTGACATTGTTTGGAATGATAGTGAACAAGTAGTATATCATGGTGCTGATGGAGTATTTACACTTACAAAAGGGCATAATTTAGGCGTAACCTATATCACCGGAATAACCGACAATGATAAGGTAAAAGACATAGAGCCAGATGTAGATGGCTTTGCATATGCAACAGGTTCAAGAAGCATTTATCTTGCTTGTGAGTTGGGTGCAAAACAGGTATATATTATCGGCCATGATTTATATAGTTTAAATAATAAAATAAACAATGTTTATGCTGGTACAAATGGATATGCTGAAAAGAATGCTCATTACGCCAGACCTGATAATCCAGACGAAACATTTAATTGGATACTACAACACAAAAACACATTTAATAAGTTTAAGGATATACAATTTTATAAAGTAAATATTAATTCTGTTGGCACTTCAGCAATTGATTGTGAAATAGAAGAATGGAAAGACTGTAATAATCTTACCTATATTACACAAAAAGAATTGGTTGAAAGCCTTGACAAAACTACCAAAAGGTGATATAATATACACTATGACATTAGAAGAATTACAACAACAAGTAGATAAAGATTTTAAACTTGATGATACCGAATTAGACGCTGAATCAATTAAAATACCTTTATTACATAATAAGTACTTACAACATTTTAACAAGTTTTCTTTACTACTAAAGAAGGCTGAATATGATTATAACATCTTAAAAAGACATAAGTGGGAATATTATACAGGTAAATCCGACCCATCGGTTTATGTAGAAAAACCATTTGATTTAAAAATACTAAAAGCAGATGTACATATCTATATGGATTCAGATGAAGAATTACAAAAGGCAGACCAAAAAGCTGCATATCTAAAACAAGTTACAACTTACCTTGAACAGGTTTTAAGAAGTATTAACAATAGAACATTTTTAATTAAGAACGCAATAGAGTGGAAGAAATTTACAAGTGGAGCAATCTAGATGTTTTTTAGGCTGCGTTGGATTTAGTCATATCGAAAGAAGTTGGATATGGCATATGTTAATTGTAAGAGGAAAACATTGTTATCATATTCCTTTAATTTATCCATTATATTATATCATGAATGTTTTATATAAAAGAAGTATAAAAAGAAACTTGGAGATTTATGGAACATCAAAAAATATTCGCAACTAATATATTCTTATTAGATAATTTTATACCACAAGTAACAGCCTCAGAGGTATCGACAATACTTACTATGAAAAAATATATTGGTGAGTTGTGGTCAGAAAGAGACTATGATGATAATTGGCAAACAAAATTAGCAAACTTACAAACAAAAAAAGAATTTAAATATTTTTCAGATTTAATTGTAAAAACTGGTAAAGATATATGCAATACATTAGGTTATGATGTGGAAGATTTAATTATTACTGATATGTGGGCAAATGTTTTAAAACACAATGAGCACCATCCTGTTCATACACACTCAAATAATTTTTTAAGTGGTACTTATTATTTGCAATCTGATAAAGGTGCAAGTATAGTTTTTCATGATCCACGCCCTGCAGCTGATGTTATAGTACCTAGAAAAAAAGAAAAGAATACTTTAAATTCTAGTTTATTAAGTTATGCTTCAACATCAAATAGAGCAATATTTTTTCCTGCATGGTTGCCACATTGGGTTCAACAAAATAAGTCAAATAATAAACGCATAAGTATAGCATGGAATATGCAAGTGAAAGGGCAAGTAGGCGAACATCATGAATTCCAATCAGCACAATTTTAGATAGATATGGACACTCTTATTATAGAGAAGAAGAATGAGGTATATCTAACCGTTGATTGTGATCCAAACATTCAACGAGAAATATCAGAGTTCTTTACATTTTATGTACCTGGCTATAAGTTTATGCCA